GCCTTGCACGAATCCGAACAACACGCTGGCGCCTTGCCAGGTCGACCATGTTGGCGCTCTGGAACGGGGCCGCCGCAGACGACGCATAGGCGCGGAGCAGGATCGCCTCTTTCGATAGGGATACGCGTGGCAGTACTCATTCTCCGAGACCCTTAGAATCGATCGCTGCTTGCACCGCTTCACGTGACCGCCTATCGTGTGCCGCTTCCTCTAGACGCGCTGACGGGAAGAAGAACTCACGCTTCGTCATGAACTTCGTCCCGAACTCCAACCAGATGCCGGTGTGTTTCATCTGGTGTAGCTTCGACTTCGCGGATTTCAGGCCACGCGCTTGCCGGCTCGCCGTCTCTTGCCCACTGACGACATCACCCATCAACACGACGTACCCGTTACCACCGTAGGATTCCTCGACGTGAATCCCCTCAGCGGTCTCACCGGTGCGCCTTGCCACGCGGCCCTTCGCTTCGCGCGCGATGTTGTCAGCCGTAATCTTGGCGGCTGCCTTCAGGTTCGACAGTACGAGATCTGGCAACGCGTCCAGCGCCGCGAGCAACTCACGCGTGTCGACCTCGATCGTGAACTTGTCGGCCATGCGATCAGCTCGGTGACGCAGTACAATTGCTGTTATGAAGACCTGTATCCGTTGCCGCATGGCGAAGCCACTGGACGCATTCCCGAAGAATAAGACCATGGCAGACGGATTGCACTATTACTGCCGGCAGTGCTTGAAGGACGATTACGCCGCTAGGCGCACGCTGATTCGCTCGCGCGCTAAGCGTGATTACTACGCAAATCACGCGAAGGTACGCGCACAGAAACAGCGGCGATACCATGAAACAAATCAGAAGGAATCTATCCGTCTCTGGCGTGCTGCGAATAAAGAGCGCGCACGGGCGACCGCGAAACGCAGTCGTGCCAATCGACGCGAGCATGAAACCGCCAGAGGACGGAAATGGCGTCGCGCGAATCCTGAACGTCGACGCCTGTACAATGCGCAACGCCGTGCCAAAAAGAATGGTGCTAATGGCACACATACGCTCGCGGACTGGCGCGGCACTCTCGCGAGGTTTAGCCATAAGTGCGTGTACTGCGGTTCCGACAACCAATTGACTCAAGACCACATCGTCCCTCTATCGAAAGGCGGAACACATACCGCAGACAATATCGTCCCAGCGTGTCAGCGTTGCAATTCGAGCAAGGGCGACAAAATGATCATTTCGCCTCAGGGCCAGTTTTTGCTTTTCGAGCGTCCAACTCCTGCTGTACAAGCTCGAACTCCATAGCTATCACGTCGTCAATTAACCCGCTACGAGCTTTAGGATCTCGCTGATATACCGCATAAGCACGTTCGTACGCTCCTGCTTCGACAATCTCTTCAAGCATCCCTTCTGGAAGTCGGCCACGCTCTTCCATTAACTCTGTCGGTAGCCGTCCTGGGAAGGCATTAGACAAGCGACTCAGATACAGCGTGAACGGCTGTGGCCCATCCCCATCTAAGTGACGGTGGATGAGCCGATACCGTTTTTTCTTTCTTTCTCCGCATCCTCCTCGGTCGCGTGGAACAATCCAGGCTTCGTGAGACGCAAGGCCTCTCTCGCGATGAAGTCCACGGCCTCGTCGTCCAGGTCGTCCACGGCACCTGTCAAAGCACCATCGGCAGGCTTCACGGGCAGCGGATAACTCCATGCGACGAGCCCTGAGCGCACGAGGGAATAGCGGTCGTAACCGGTTAACGGGTCGGCGACCACCTTGAGCACGTCTGGATCGCTGGCCCCGTGTTCGAGCATCCGGCGGAACGTCGCCGCCCATGACCGCGCGCTGCCAGTCGCGATACTGCTGCGGTGTGCCTCCTGCGCCTCCTCGACTTCTCGACCGGTCAGACGTCGAATCGTTACGGTATTTGGCCTGTCGAAGGGAATCGGCACAGTCGCCTGTGTCTGCGACGCGAAAATACTCATGTATCCTCCAGGTGAATCGGAGGCAGCGGATCCAGGTGCGTTCCATCCAGGATCGGCCGCCGCAGTTTCAGCTTTCTACAACTACAGAGACGATCAACTCCACGTCGCGACCCCGGTCGGCTGAATGACGGCCTCGAACTGCGTCAGGTTGCCGTTGACACCGTTCACCGAATACGACACGAGCCGCGTTTCCACGGTCATCGTCTTGCTGTCGCCGAAGACCATCACGAGGGTTCTCGTGTCGTCCTGCGGACCGTCGTCCGGCGCGACGAACACGACATGCGGCCCCGTCGTGCCCGTCGTGTCCCAGTGCCCGGACAACGTGACCGGCGCCATTCGCGCCATACCCGTCGGCGTATGCTCCTCCCAGGAGTCGCCGAAGGCATGGCTCGCCTGCAGGACGGATTCGATCTTCGTGCCGCTCATCGTCTGCACGTAGCCGGTCACGATACGCCCCGTACCTCCAGGCGCATCATCGTAGGTCAGGACAACGGAAGCAGAACCATACTTTCCAGCCACTTAAGCCTCCACCTCGCTCCATTTCGAATGGAACGAGAACAGTGAACGACTCTAGCGACCAATGCGACAGCAGGACGCTGTGGGAATGGCGGGCAGAGCTTACTTTAGAAACACACAACTATGCCGCGGCGACAATCTTGTCTCGCTTCTTACAATTACACGACGCGTGCGCGAGTTGCACATTATCGTACGCGTGTCGTCCGCCTTTTGAGAGAGGAATCACGTGATCGATGTGCCATGACCCACTCCTTTCAACCAACTGACGACAGATCCCGCAAATACCTTTATCCCGATCAAACACAATTCGAGGATCGACATGCTCGATAAACGCGCCATGCTTCCGCGCATACCTAGCGCGCGACCCTTTCCGAGCAGTAACTCGTGCTTTGTCAGGACTGTTCTGGCGAAATCTCCGCGCCTTCTCTCGCACCTTTTCCGGGTTTGCTTCTGACCATCGTTTTGCGCTAGCGCGGCCTTGGGCGCGGTGCGCATCGATCCATTTGCGAATGCTCCTAGACCGCCGTTCTGGATGCGCAGATACGTAACGCCTACTGCGCGCTCGCGCCTTCTCTGGGTTTACATACTTCCGTGTCGCAGGCCATTGCCTTGACACCTGCGTTGCGTACCTACGTCTATCGCGTGCGCGCTCTTGATCAAGATGCTCTGCGTAATAACGACGCTTAGCAGCCCTTACGCGATCGGGATGAGCCGCTCTGTATTTACGCTTAGCCGATCGCTGGCATTCATTGCATCGTGATTGACGGCCATCTGCCTGTGACCTATCGCCGTGGAAGTTACTTATTGGCTTATCGGCCTTACACCGAGAACAGCGTTTCATTGCCGTCATTTTACTACGCCATTCGTCAGGTGCGCGCGGATGGCGCGCGTCCCGATCCAGCTTTCCAGCGACTTCCGGAACGCCGTCACGTGCCGCGTCACCGTCAGCGCCGCATCACGTTCCGCGAGATCGTCAGTGGCCATCGCCGCGCGCGCCGCCTGTTCTAATTCCTTCGCGGTCTCAAGCGCCTCAGCGAGTTGCGCATCGGTCCACATTTCAACTCCTCGCGAATCCACAGAACACCGTGATCGACCCGGCGGCCGCCGCGGATGGCGACACGGAGGCGCTCGCGCTTAGCGAGGCCGACTGCGAGGCCGAGACGGACGGGCTGAGCGAGGCACTGGCGGATACAGACGCCGAGACCGATGGCGACAACGACGGGCTCGCGGATGCCGAGGCGCTCGCCGACGGGCTCACCGACGCGCTCGGGCTCAGCGACGGGGAGGCGGACGCGCTGGCGCTCACAGACGGGGATAGCGAGGCGCTCGGTGACAGGGACGGTGATGCGCTGGCGCTCGCACTCACCGACGGACTGAGCGACGGCGACGCACTCGCACTAGCCGAGACGCTCGGGCTCACGGACGCCGACGGGCTCGTAGAGGCCGATGCAGAGACGGACGGGGAGAGCGAAGCTGATGCTGACAGGTCCCCGTAGACCTCCCCGTCGAACGCCAGATACCGATCGACCGTGCCTGTGACCGTCTTCCGCTCGGCATCTGGCGCAGACGTCACGGCCGTGAACGTGATCAGGTCGGCATACGTCACGTCGTCGGCCGAGTCGCGGATCTTGCCAACGAACTGGCCGAACCCGGTCATCGCCGTCACCTGGAGATACCCGACGCCGCCGCCTGACGAATTCGCACGCACGAACGACCCGCCTGTGCCGGCGCCGGACGTCGTATCGACCGGCACGGAGAACGTCGTCGTGCTGACGACCGTGACCGTCCGCTGCCCGTTGATCGTCGCGCCAGCCGAATGCGCGCCGGAGATCACGACGATGTCCCCGGTCGTGAGCCCGTGCCGCACGGGCGTTGTCACGACGGCCGCGGCAGCCGCAGTATGCGATGTGATCGGGATGACGCGCTGGGTAGAGTCCGCCGCGTAGTCGACCGACTTGCCCTCCGTGGCCGTATTCCAGTCGTTGTCCTTCGTCGCGAGCGGCTGCAGGATGGCGCCGTTGTCGAGCTGTCCGCTGATCCGATACTCGGCATTCGCCTTCGTCAGTTGCGCATTCTGGGCCAGCACCTCGTAGACGGTCGAGAAGGCACCCTCGAAGCCGACGAATGGATGGCCGTGAACGTGGCCGGCGAACCCGAGGCAGACGACCCGCGCCGTCGCGGATGGCGAGAGCGGCGCCTGCGAGGACATCGCGGTATGGATGCGGTTTGTCGTCGTGTCGAAGAACGCGCCTTCCTGCGCCAGTTCTGCACGCGACATCCCCGTCGGCGAGGTTTCCTCCCATGTATCGCCGAGCCCGTCCGACCGCTCCTGTAGGGCCTCGTGCTTGTAGCGCAGGCCCTTGAGCTTGTTCGCGATTAAATTGAAACCGTCGACCATAAAAAAAATACTTGAGCTTCCGTATTTTCCAGGCATTAGATAGCTCCTACTTGATATATGCTAACAATATGCCTGTTTGCGCGTGTGGATGCGGGAGTCACTTCGAGTTGCTGCCTGGCCGCAATCCTAAGAACTTCGCGCCCGGTCATCAAATGAATACCGATGCCGCCAAACTCAATCAGCGGATGGCTAGACCACGAACTCCACCACCAGCGTGGTATCCAACCGACGGCCTGTGTATCTGTGGCTGCGGTCAAAAGACTTCGATCTCGTCGAAGAACATCCCGAGCGCCAATCGATACGCCGGACACCCTCGGCTCTTCGTTCATGGCCATAACGGTCGGGGACAGAAGCGCACGCTTCCGCATCGGCCGCGATTCATTGACTCGCGTGGATATGTTCGTATCTACATGCCCGACCACCCGCGCGCTACTAAAGGCTACGTTCTTGAGCACCGCGTTGTGATTGAACACGAACTTGGGCGCGTACTGGAACGATGGGAGCATGTCCATCATATTGATCAAAACCGCCAGAACAACGCTCGCGAGAACCTGCAAGTAATGGCGGCTAGTGACCACATCAAGCATCACGCGACCGATCCGACTTGGAAGCCGCGGCGCCATGGTCGTCGAAGTGAGGCCGAGCGACAGCAGATGTCTGAGCGGTCGAAAAAGCTCTGGGCGGACGGCGTATTGAAGGGCTCGCCAAAGTCTGCCACCACGCGCGCGAAATTGTCGGAGACCATCAAACAACGATGGGCAGATGGTGTATATCGCAATAACAGTCGCCCTCGCAGTCCAGCGACGCGACAAAAGATGTCCGAGTCCGCGAAACGACGATGGACGAAGGAAAGAACGCATCTTATGACGTCATGCCTTCCGGGCGTCCGAGATCGCGCCACTCCGCTTCGCTGATCTGACTGACGGGCGCAATCTTCCCAGTGCGGAGCAGCACCGGCAGGCTTGATTGCGGCACGCGGTCGCACGTCTCACCAGCCTCGGCTAAGGTCAGATCCTCGCGAGTGCTCAGGCGGCGCAGTGCGCGGTAGTTACGTCCGTCAAGATTCATCAGCTATCCCACTTCTCAGAGACAAATTCGTGTCCGCACCTGCGACATACGGGGTGAAGATTTCCGAAACCGGCCGATGCGACGCGCTGGTCAGGACCTGCACCGCACCGACATCGCTGATCTGCGACACGACGAGACGCGGCTGGTCGGCCAGCCGGATCGACAAGCGCATCTGCCGGATCTGGCGGCGGCTCACCTTGAGTCGTGATATCCGAACTCATGTTTCCTCGACGTACGCTCTGAACATGGCGACAGCTTCATGTACTTTGACGCCGATAATCTGCTCGTCAGGCAGCAAGACGGTTTCGTCGTAGAAGACCTTCCCGGCCTGCGCGTAGCCGGTGACGGTCAAGGTCGCATCGCGGAGCAGCGTGATGACCTGCTTTAAGATCGACTGTGCTTCAGCCATGCCCTCGAACTGACTGAAGACGTGGACGCGAATCTCGACCTCCGGGAATCCGCCGGTACCGAACCCGCGAATGTCACGTTCTGACACCTCATACCAGACGAACGGAAACGTCGGCGTCTGCGGGATATCGTCATGCACCCCGCCAGTAGCGAGATCGGTCACAGCCGCGACGTTGATCGTCGCGTAGATAGCCACACTCACCGGCGACAGCGAGAGATAGGCCGTCACGACTGCGTCTCCGCGCACTGAAGCAGTAAGAAGCGCCGGCGCTCGTCCGAGACGACCGAGAGGATCTGCAGGATCCGCGTCCGCCACCGAAGGCGCATCGCGGCCGTGACATCCGTCCGGTGCCGCAGGCGCACTCGGTAGCGGCCAGTAGCCGTGATGGCGCCGGCCTGGATCTGCTCCGTCGTCGCGCCCTCAGGCTCGATCGCCGCTGCGACCGTCTCCAGGATGCCCCACGTCACAGAGCGGCCACCCTGGCTGTCCGTCGAGGACGTCTTCTGCTGGATCGCCACGCGCTCACGCATGTTCCCGATCGACGG